CGGATGGTATCAGATCGGTGGTAATGCCAAGGCAATCAAGACATCCGGCCTTGCGCTGGCATCTAATGCCACTATTGGCGTTTTGACGACCGGAAAGGTAGCGGCAAGCGGCTCTGGGAAAGAAATCCAGGGTGCTTTAACCGTAGCCAAAGCGACGACCCCGACAACCGTGACGTTGATTATTGATCGGCCTCACATGCAGGGTCGCGTTACCTAACCTCCATACAGCCCCCTGGGAAACTTGGGGGCTGTCCCTTATTGTAGGAAACACTATGCAATCAGAAGTCACTTTACAGAACATACACGCTACGATGCCTCTTCGCGTAGAGCTTGACGTGGTATGTAACGTTTCGGAAAGAAGCATATTGACGAATGTTCTCACCAATTCGCGGCGACCCAATGAATGGGTTGCACGGACTGAGCCACATGATGGCAAGGCGATCATTTGCGGATCAGGGCCGAGTCTGGAAGATTGCGTAGCTGAAATAGCCGCCATGCAGAGCAAAGGTGGGATTATCTTCGCCCTGAATGGGGCCGCTGGTTACCTTAATGACCACGGAATCATACCGGACTATCAAGTCATAATGGACGCCCAGCCACGCACAATCGAGCTGATTTCGCAGGCTCGCAACCATCTATTCGCGTCACAGGTCGATCCTTCGCTGCTCGATACCGTACCCGATGCTATTCTTTGGCACGCCACCTACGGCAATTACCCCGTGGACGAGCAGCAGGACTTCCCAAAGCGACAGGTTGATTATTGCCTGATCGGCGCACATTCTTCAGTAGGAGGCACCGTACCTGTCCTTGTACATGCTATGGGGTATCGGATTCTTCACATATACGGCCTTGATTCTTCCAATCGAGGCGGGCGCTCACACGCCAAACACCAGCCCTTAAATGACGGCGATTTCTATACTACAGCCACTCACAGGGGCAAGACATACCATTGCTCGCTCACAATGAAAACGCAGGCCTATGGGTTCGTCTCTCGTGCACGCGCGCTGTCGCGTGACGGAAGCGTAATTCATATACACGGAGATGGATTGCTGCCTGCCATATGGACCAATCCTCTTTCCGAGCAAGAAAAATATCAAGAGATGTGGAAGCACACAGAATACCGCAATGAAGCGCCGGGCGAACTTTGCATAGATACCTTTCTCGATGTAGTCAACCCGGATGGAACGATTATTGATTTTGGGTGCGGCACTGGACGGGGTGCACTAAAGCTGCATCAGGCGGGGTACGCTGTCATGTTAATTGATTTCGCTACCAATAGCCGTGACCCCCAGGCAATGCTGCTGCCATTTCATCAGGCCGACCTCAGCAAGCCAATAGGTTTCAGTGCCCCCTTTGGGTATTGCACCGATGTCATGGAGCATATCCCAACCGACAAGGTTGGCGACGTTATAGAGAATATAATGAAAGCCGCAGAAACAGTTTTCTTTCAAATTAGCACCGTGCCGGACAGCATGGGCTCCATTATAGGGGATAGTCTGCATTTGAGTGTATTCCCCCATGAATGGTGGAAGTCCGCCCTGTCAGGCCATACGATTCAATGGGAGGATCTCACCGAAACCACTTCCAGCTTTGTCGTTAAGCGAAACCTATTACATAACAACCAAAAGGATTAATATGACCAAAGATTTAGTTCGTCCCCATGTATCATTTGAGATCAGGGCGATGGAAGACCGCTCAGCCACTATATTGCTTGGCGGGTATCGCACCAAAGATGTTGATTTCGCCATCTTCCGCATGCCCGGAGACAAGAACACGGTTTTAGAAAAAGAAATCACCCCGGGGGAAATTGCCCGTTGGCGCGACACCACGTTGCCGCATCTGAATCACCTGCCCGCCGCCTATGACGCTTGGAAGGACGGCCAGGAGGAGCCAACCAACGGGATTCCGCTTGAGCAGTGGCCCAACATCTCCCCTTCCCAGATCCAGCAGGCGAAGGCGCTCAATATCCGCACAGTAGAAGACTTCGCCAACCTGTCAGAGCAGGGATTGCAGGAATACGGCATTGGTGGGCAGACACTAAAAAACAAAGCCAAAGCGTATCTTGATGCTGCGTCGGGTTCGGGCAAGGTAGCGGAAACCATGGCAGCAATGCAGGCACAAATCAAGGAGATGCAGGATCAACTGACAGCGGAGCAAAAGAGAAGCTCCGAAAAAGACGCTGTTATTTCCACGCTGATTCCGGAAAAAAAAGACACGCTGAAACTCAAGAGAGGTGAAGCCGCTTGACCTTACTCACCATTATTCAGGACACTGCAAACGAGGTAGGGATAGACGCCCCAGTTACCGTCATCGGAAACACGGACAACAATACCGCCCGCTTGCTCGCCCTGTCGATACGGGGGGGCAAGGCCATCGCACAGCGTTTCCCGTTTCAGGAGCTGGTTCAGGAGTGGACATTTACCACAGTAGCCGCTGAATTGCAGGGCACGCTTGAAGCGATCATGCCGGGGTTCAATTACGACCTCTATGAAACCATCTGGAACCGCTCGACAAAGTTTCCAGTTCAGGGGCCGCTTTTCCCGCAGGAATGGGAATTCCTGAAAGCCCTGAACGTCAACGGTCCCTATCCGCAGTTCACCATACGCGGAGGAAACCTCCTGTGCCTACCTATCCCACCAGCAGGGCAGACGCTTGCAGGGCAATATGTTTCCCGGTTCTGGTGCCAGTCAGCAACGGGAACCGGGCAGGATCGCTGGTTAGCCGATACCGACAAAGGCACGGTGAAGGAAGATTTGTTAACGCTCGACCTCGTATGGCGCTGGAAAAGCTCGCAGGGGCTGGATTACGGCGAAGAAAAGCAGGAGTTTGAAATCCAGATTAATAATGCAATGTCGCGTTCTGGCTCTAACAGAGTGATGAATCTGGCAGAAGATTCCATGGAAAGTAGCTATCCCAACGGGGTCGCAGTGCAAATAGGAAATTGGCCATTAAGCTGAGGTGAAATGTTAATACCCGCTGCTAGAGAACGAGGACGGCAGGTTTCGCAGACTGCATCGTTACCACCTCCCACGGGCGGCTGGAATGCGCGTGATGCATTGTTCGATATGCCGCAGGAAGATGCGGTGCAACTCGATAATTATATCCCTGCTTCAGCCAATGCCACTCTTAGGAATGGCTCGTTAAAATACTCTTACTATGTTGGGCAGCTCACTGCCTTCACCCGCAGCACTACAGGAACCTATTTCGATAGCGTTGGCACATTAAAAACCGATGCTATCGATGTGCCGCGATATACATGGTACACTCCCGCAGGATATGGTACTAAGCTTTCGATAGAGCAGCTTTGGATTGATGTATCATACACCAACAGTTGCCTGTTTTCCCGCGACCTAAGCAATGCGGCATGGACAAAAAGCAACTTAACAGCGGTAAAGAATGCGGTTGGGTTGGACGGCGTTTCAAACTCCGCTTCCACATTGACGGCCAGCGCAGCGAACGGAACTGCCAAGCAGGCCATTACCATTACGGCAGGGCAGTTCGACAGCTTTTATATCAAACGACTCACCGGGACGGGGGCATTTGCCTATACGCTGGATGGAAGTACATGGATCACCGTCATTGGAATTACCACCAGCTATATCAGGGTGGAATCCGCAGCGGCTGGCCTTAACCCAACCATAGGATTCAGGATTTCTGTTTCAGGCGATGCCTTCATTGTAGATTGCAATATGCTTACCAGCAAGACCAACGCCATGCCGGTCAATACCACCAGCGGCACCGTAACGTCTGGTGCTGACACACCTTCTTATTCATCAGGTAGCAGCTACAACGCAGTAGGAGTTCCCATTGAAACGCTGTTTTCCTATGCCAGTGGGGCGACCACGAGCCTTATGGCGGCGGCTGGCGGTGGAATTTATGATTGCACCAACGGAGGGCCGGTTGGCTTGCCATTGCTTAATGGCTTTACCAGCAACCGCTGGCAATACGAGAATATGAATGGGTATCTTCTAGCGTTCAACGGTGGCGACACTCCGCAGAAATACAATGGTTCATGGGCGAACAATACGATTACGGGGCTATCAGACTCAACGAAACTGATTTACCCATGCCTGTTCAAGCATCGCCTCTGGATGGTGGAATCAGGAACATTGAGCGCATGGTATCTTGACACCGACGCTATTTCAGGAGCGGCAACACAATTTGATCTTTCGCTCCTGTGTCACAAGGGCGGATATCTGGTGGCTATCGGAGTTTGGACACGCGACGGGGGCGCAGGTTCCGACGATTTTATCCTGTTCTACACGAATAAGGGCGAAGTTCTCATGTACCAAGGCACAGACCCTGCCAGCTCGACCACCTTTGCCCTCGTGGGGGTTTTCCAGATCGGTGCACCCGTGGGTAATCGCCCATTGGTTCAGTATGGTTCCGATCTCGTGGTCATATCCGAGGATGGTTTTTTGCCCATGTCAAAGGCGCTACCGCTGGCACGGGACGCTGCTGAAAAGGTAGCTATCTCAGATAAGATCAGGCAGGCGGCTACGGACGGCGTGACAAGCTACAAGGCTAATTTTGGATGGGAGGCATTGTTATATCCCGACAGTAATTGGCTGCTATTCAACGTGCCTGTGATTTCAAATAGCACGGTCTATCAGTATGTCATGAACACGCTGAATAATTCGTGGTGTCGGTTTATAGGATTGAATGCCTCGTGTTGGACACTCTATAAGCAGTTGCCCTACTTTGCCAGCAGCAACGGTTTTGTTTGCCAAGCCGATTCAGGCATGGGTGATGATAATTTAAGTTATACAGCTAGCGGACTATCCTACATTAATGGAGAAATTGTAACTGCTTTCAATTATTTCAAGACTAGAAGCTCAAAGAAGCAATTCAAAGCGGTACGTCCGGTTATTTCATCGAGTGTCGCCGTCAAGATTGCCCTGTCCATTAACGTAGATTTTGAAAGCAAGGTGACTTCGCCAGTCAATACGCCAGCTTCGGGCGGATCGTCATGGGATACGTCCCCTTGGGATACAACCCCGTGGGGAAACTCAAATATCATACGCAAAAGCTGGCTCACGGCGCATGGCAATGGCTATTGTGCAGCAGCTCATTTAGTTACAAGCACCAACGGCGTCAGTATTGCACTGAATAGCATAGACTGGCTGTATGAACGCGGAGGCGTGATGTGAGGTGGTTTGTTTACGGGCAGGATCAGGCGGTTGCCGATTGGGTTAATAAGCGGATTCCGCACGCACGGTTTGAGCAGTTTTCGGCTATAGGGCTGGCTGAAGATGATAAGATCATAGCAGGCGTTGTTTATCATAATTACATTCATGTTTATGGTAATATTGAAATATCAATGGCCGCAGACAGTCCGAAGTGGGCAACGCCGGAATCCTTAAGGGCGTTCCTGAGCTACCCATTCACGCAGCTACGCTGCCGTAGAATTACTACTTGCACTCCCGCCAGCAATAAGCGAGCGTTGAAATTTAATTACGGTATCGGCTTCCAGAAGGAAGGCGTTATCCGGCAAGGCTACGGCAAAGAAGATATGATAATTTGCGGGATGGTTTTCCGTGAAGCTAAGAAATGGTTAAAGCCAAACAAAAGAAAGGAATTATATGGGATCAATGAACGGATTTTATCAGAACCAGCCGCCTCCAGTAAAATACACGGGGAAGCAACCAGCCAAGGTCAATAATAACCCCCCCCCTGCTGGTCGCGGCTTTTGATACAGCAGATTCTCAAAGAAGGACGGGCAGAATGACGGCAGAGATCTTTGAAATAAGCAATTACAGGGATAAAAAAAATGGGTAAATCGACGCCATCTCCACCGGCAGCGCCAGACCCAACAGCTACGGCTGGTGCCCAAACAGCGAGCAATCAGGCCACCGCGCTTTATAATTTTGGACTTAATAACCCCACGGTCAACACCCCGCTGGGCAGTGTTTCCTATTCTGTTGACACCTCGAATCCAAACCAGCCCACATCTACGCAGAATATCTCATTATCGCCGCAACAGCAGCAGCTCTACAATAACCAGACACAACAGAGCATTGACCTATCAAATCTTGCGAATCAGTTGGCCCCAAATGTTGCTTCAGCCCTCAATCAGCCCAACACCACGCCTCAGAACATCACGGACCTCTCGAATCAAGCGCAGAACGCATATTACAATAGCCAGATGGCTTATCTACAGCCGCAACAGCAGCAGGCGCAGGAGCAACTTGATAACCAGCTCGCCAATCAGGGGCTTTCGCCGGGAAGTCAGGCATGGAACGCCGCAGAAGGTAACCTATCGCGGAACAATACATTTGCTAACCAGCAAGCGATGAATTCTGCGATTACGCAAGGACCGCAAGTGGCAAGCCAATTGTTCGGCCTGACTTCCGCAGCACAGACGCAGCCGCTCAATGAGTACAACGCGCTGCGTACAGGCTCTCAGGTGCAGATGCCTACTTCGCAGGGCACGAACGCCTCTGCGGCTGCCCCAACGAATACGGCTGCTATTGCCCAGCAGGGCTATCAGAATAGCCTTAATGGCTACAATCAGTCGATTGCATCAAGTAATAATACGACTAATGGCATATTTGGTCTTGCGGGTGCGGCATTGCAAGCAGCACCATATGCTATGGCGGCATTCTCTGATATTCGCCTGAAAGAGAATATCAAACTTGTGGGCAATGAGAACGGATTCCCGATTTATCATTTCAGCTACAAAGCAGATCCGGGACATCGTATCTATCGCGGCGTCATGGCTCAGGATGTGCAGGAAATATTCCCCACCGCAATCGTTAGCGATGGTGATTATCTTGCGGTACGCTATAATATGATAGGCATTACATTCGGGAGAGTTCAATAATGGCCGGTCCAGTTAGCAACTTCAACTTCATGGCGTTGGCGAACCCAGCCTTTGCTGCGAAACAAGCCTACGCACAACAGCAGGCACAGCTCGCACAGCAACTAATGAAGGATGGTAGCACGCCTCAAGACCCCGCCCATATGGCGAACCCAGGCGGCCTTATCGTTCCAGTTTCCAAATGGGGCGCTTTGGCCAAAACCTTGGAACAAGGTATAGGCAGCTATTTGAACAAGGACGCCACAACCCAGCAGGTTCAAGCATATCAGGGCCTTCAGGGTGGGGATTCGGGACCAGGTGTCTTGTCTTCAGGGCAGCCCACATCAGGGCAAGCCTTGATGGGGCAAGCCACCAACGCGGCCATCGGGAGCGAGAACAATAGCAGCGACCCAAATAATCCGACTCAAGGCCCAGCTTCCGCTCAAGATGTCGCCACGCAATATCAAGGGCTTGCGCAGCAATTGGCAAACCCATATACAGGACCGGAAATCACAGATAATGATGCGCAACCTAACGCGGCAATCGCCCAGCAGCTTGGGAACCCGCAGACCGCTATCAACGATCCTCAATTTATGCGTGATGCGATGGTGGTAGGACCAGAAGATGCCTATAAGGGATACCTTGCGCGCAATTCCACGCCCGATGCCGTGAAAGTGGCAAATTACGCGAACAATGGCAATATCGATGCCGCGAGAGCCGCTTTAGCGGCGGAACTTCAGGCTAAGGGCATTCATGAGGATAGGGCGGGCAGCTCCTCAACCAACCTACTCACGGGCCAGAAGACCTTCAATCCAATCGTTCCGGCTGGTGCAGCGCCACAATACGACGCCGCTGGTCAAGCTATTGGCGTGGCCCCACTTCCTATTATGGGCGCACCATTTCCACCACAGGGCGCCGCACCTCAAACCCCTGCCGCGACAGCTCCGGTATTGCCACCTACACTTCAGCAAGGCATTCAAAACCAAGCATCGCCAGCTTCTTTCAATAACCCTGCGCCCCCGTTGGCCAACCCCGCAATCACCCCGCAATCACCGGCAGGGCAGAACGCATTGGGAGACATGTACGGAACGCCTCCCAACTCTCCTAATATTCCACCTCCTTTGCCTGGAACAAACCCAACTCCGATGTCTCCGCAAGGCAATGGCGGCCCCGTTGTGCTTAATGCTTCTTCAGGGCCAGCTAATGCCACTTCGGCTCCTTCTCAGTTGCCACCAGACTTCCCGAAACCTTCCGCCCCCGCCCAGATGACGATTACCCCGGCAGACACGGGAGCCGCAACGGATAACGCCAAGGCGACAATCCAGCGCAATAACGATGTTCTGACGGCGGCCCAAACTTCCCCCACGAGAATGTCCGACTTGCAGAAGATTTATGGTCTCGCCCAGACCTCCACCAAGTTCGGCCCAGGAGCTGATAAGGCTTCCTATTATAAAGGGCTTTCTCAGCAAATCCCCGGCATCAACCCGAGCAATGATGATGCAACTAACTACGAAGTTGCCAAGAAATATTTCAGCAACCTCAGTGGCCAGTATCAAAAGGCATTGGGTGGGACCGGAACCGACAAGCAGCTCGATATCGCCATGAGCGGCACTCCCGGCCCCGACATGCTGAATCAGGCGATTACAAAGGTTGCGCCGTTCCTCATGGGTCAGGAGAAGGCGTTGCAGGCTCAGGCCAACATGCGCCGATCCGTCACCAACCCCGCCAATGGTTATAAAAACCCAACGCAGGACTTGCAAAACCTTGAAGGCTACTGGCAGAAGAATTACGACCCTGATGCTTTCGAGCTGGCTTCCATTCCTCCTGCACAGAGGCCAGCTTTCATTCAGTCCCTGAGTCCAGCGGATGCCGCAAAACTTGGAGGTGACGGCAAGAACGATAAAGGAAGCTATCAAAAAGCATTGGAGGCCGGATGGATTCAGTAGACCCGACCCTAGCACTCCTACAGGCCCGAGCCAATCAGTCTGATGCAGCACCCTCTGTTGCACAGCCTTCCATCGACCCCACCATTGCCATGCTTCAGGCGAGGGCGAATGCCAAGGATGAGCCGAAAGAGGTGTCGCAGCCTGACCCCGCATCTTCGTTATCGCATGACGCAGGACTGGCTTATAGGGCTGCTATTCAGGGCGGAACTTCCCTCCCTATTATGATTGCTAACATTCCCGCAGTAGTTGCAAACGGGACACGCTATATTGGAGACAAAGCATTGGGCATAGACCCATCTTCACCAAGCGTCCCTTATGCCAACCCTTATAACGAAGGACTCGATACGCTTGGTGTTGCAAAGCCACAGAACTCACAGGAACGTACGGCTGTAGACCTTGGCGCAGCCTTGGCAAGCGTCGGGACTGGAACAGCATTAGGAAGCGAAGCATTGGCGGGGGGTAACTCTATGCTTGGCCCTAATGCAGCAGCGTTTCTTAGCCAGAATCCCCAATTACAAGCGAGGGCCGCACTGGGCTCTACGCTTGCGGGCGATATAGCGAAAGAGAAGGGAGCCTCGCCAGGTTGGCAACTAGCTGCATCTCTGGCGGGTGGCGCTGCTCCTGCAACGGGTGGGCTGGTGAAGAATGCTGGAACGTATCTCCTTCGTGGTAGCGATTCCGCTATCCCGCAAATTCAATCTAATATTGATATGTTCAAGAATGTAGGCATAACCCCGAGCGTAGCCCAAGCAACGCAGGGGAGTGGGGCCACTGCTCTTGAAAATACCCTCGGTAAAGTCACGGGTGGTTCATCGCCTATGCATGCGTTTGCCGATAAACAGCAGTCCGCTATAGCAGATACATTAGGCTCTTTGGCAGACCAAGTTTCCCCAAGCGCGAATCCAACAACGGCAGGTCAGGCCATCAGAGATGGAATAACCGAAAGCTTTATACCGCAACAGAAGGCAATTCAGCAACAGCTATACGATAAGCTTGATTCTTACATTCCAAGCAATGCTACTGTACCTGTTAACAACACTCTCGACACACTTAATCGCATTTCCACGCCTATTTCTGGCGCTGAGAAGACTTCGCAAGCATTAGTAAATGGCAAGATTAATGACATTCGCAATGCTATAATGCAGGACACCCAGAAAGAAACATTTGACCCAGTTCTTGGCAACAAAATTGTTAATAGCGGATTGCCATACGAGGGGCTTAAAGGAATACGTACGCAAGTTGGAGGAATGCTCACCGATGGTCTGACTTCAGATGTTCCTCGCGGCCAGCTAAAACAACTATATGCGGCCATCTCCCAAGATATGGAATCGGCAGCTAAAGCCGCAGGACCAGATGCAGAAAATGCGTTACAACAGGCAAACGCATTTACCAAAAACTTCCATCAGCAAGCCGATACTCTAAATGGAGTGGTAAACAAAGATTCTCCTGAGTCTGTATATCAAGCCGCCATGTCAGAGGCCCAACGTGGGGGAAGCAAGATTTCTACGGTGTTAGCCGCATTGCCTGATGACGCAAAGAAACAAATTGCTGCTACTGAGATTTCCAATATTGGCAAGGCACTTGCCAGCAAGCAAAACGCTGCTGGGGATGCGGCCTCGACAGAAACTTTCCTTACTAAATGGAACAAGCTATCACCAGATGCAAAGGCGCAGCTTTTTAGCCCGAATACGGTTGGCCCTGATGTGTCATCTCGCCTTTCGGCTATGGCGAATGTTGCTGATAATCTCCGTCAAGGTAGCAAAGTTTTGTCCAATCCTAGCGGAACAGCGGCAACGGCCTCAAACGCTTCGGCCCTAACTGGTTTCCTTGGAGCACTGGCAACAGGTCATCCCGGAGTTGCAGCGGGTATTGGGGGCACTGCTCTAACGGCAAGAATGCTCGCTCAAAGATTGACAGACCCTAATTTTGTAGCTCGCATGGCTTCGCCAATGAATAATGTTGGTGGAGTGCTTCCCGGCACGGTTAACGCCCTAATGAGCCGTTCCCAGAATTAATAATTTCAAGGAACAGCCAAATACCAAGTGGGATTGCGATAAAATACATCATACCACAATCATTAACATATTAACTACTTAAGGCAAGGGATTTCTATTCCCTGGCTATTTTCAACGTATTTATTTATAGGATACAAAAGCATGAGTTATTCAGGTGGCGTTTTTAGCCGATTATATTCTTGGATTAATGATAAGAATAACGGCCTTAACATCGATTCTACCCGTATGGATAACGAGATGAATGGCATGGCAATCGCCCTGTCAACCTGCATGCTCAAGGACGGCACACAGAACGTAACGGCTAACATCCCATTAAACGGCTTCAAGCTTACTGGCGTAGGCGATGCGACAGCTGCACAAGACGCCGTTAATCTGGAAACACTCCAGTCCGGTTCGGGTCTTATAGGTTCCAGCGTTGCGGGCACGAATAGCATCACTTTTAATGTTTCTCCAGCGGTATCGGCTTATAAGATAGGGCAAGAATTCCGATTCGTGGCAACTGGGAACAATACTGGTGCGACCACTATCAATGTTAATAGCATCGGGGCAGTAGCTGCATACAAGAAATCGACCAGCGGCCCCGTTGCTTGTGTGGGTGGTGAGATTGTAGCCGGAAATGAATATGCTTCTTTCTATGATGGATCGCATTTCCAGTTTAGCGGCACTTCGGCGGGTAATGCTGGAACGGTCACATCGGTAACTTTTACAGGAGATGGGACTATCCTGAGTTCGACCCCAACTAGTCCAGTAACATCCACAGGTACTTTACCTGCTACGCTGGTTAACCAGAGTGCCAATCATATCCTAGCAGGACCAACTTCAGGTGCTGCCGCAGCGCCTACCTTCCGCGCATTGGTCGCAGCAGACCTGCCATCCAGCAGCTTACCAAATATCTATACCTGGAATCCTTCTGACCCAACAGGGACATCCAGTACGACGCCGGTAATGATGGGATTGGGGGCCATAGCTACATTTACCCCGCTTGGTTTTGGTGTCGTGTATATCGATGTACCAGGAGATGTGCAAAACAGCGGCCCTGCCGGTCTTACTACGGTACAGCTTTGCTATGGAACAGGCGCGGCTCCCAGCAATGGTGCGGCATTAACGGTAACGCCGATAGGTACTGTTAAATATGGGTTGTCCGGCACATTTAATCAGGGGCAGACTCAATTCCCATTTTCTGTAAGCCGTATTCTCGGATTGACGCCTGGCGGAGCAATATGGATAGATTTGGCTGTTTCTAACAGTGCAGGTAATACATCATCGGTAAAGGATTTAACGATTAACGTATTTAATATTTAATATCAAGTAGCATGGGCAGATACGGCTAGGCGATGCTGGGCATCAAGCCGCAGCAGTCCATTATGCGGGCTTTGCTAGACTAAGAAATTATGCACCGGAAACATCATTTTGCTTTGCCTAAGTATGATGGAGCGTGTTAAATTAGTTACCATGTATTACAAGAGGCAACCATGTTGGATGACGAAACTAGGCCTGTCGGCAGAAACCGATTCATTCGATTCAGCCCGAACATCAGCACCGGCCACATCACGCTAGCCGCTGGAATTATATTTGCATGGGCGACGATGCGATCAGATGTCAGTCACCTGCTGACAGAGAACGATACGCGAAAACTTGAAATCGCCAATGTAAACACCTCATTACACAGTGACCTTGAGAAAATGGAAACCCGCCTTTCGTCACGGTTCGACCGCATTGAGGATAAGCTCGATAGGAAAGCAGACAAGAAATGACCCCTAAAACTAATGTCGTCGCACTTAAGCCATCCAGTCATTCGTGTTTCTATTACGAAACCGATAATCTTGTTGTTTCTGTCTATAGTAGGAACAAGAAAAAACTAAGGCTGCATGAGATTAACGCCGCGTTAGATATTGCTAAAGCTGACCTTGTGGAAAGAATGAGACAATGATGAACGCAAGTGATACCGCGATCAACCTTATCAAGAAATTTGAAGGATTTTCCGCTAGTCCTTACAAGGATGGAGCAGGACTGAATACTGTGGGATTCGGCCACAAGGTTGAGCCGGGGGAATTATTCGACAATATAACCGAAGCAACGGCTGAAGCGTTGTTACACAGTGACCTGGCTGATACCGAACACGCCATCAATACCCTGGTCAAAGTCGTCCTGAATCAAAATCAATTCGATGCCCTCTGTTCTTGGACTTACAATTTAGGTGTGGGACGTCTTAATGAGAGCACGTTGCTTGAAAAGCTAAATGAGAATGACTTGCAGGGCGCGAGCGAGCAAATCACTCGCTGGAAATATATTGGAACCACGCTATCTCTCGGATTATCCCGCCGCAGGGAAGCCGAGCGTTCTTTATTTGATAAACCTATTGAAGACTAAGCGATTGCACCAGCAGAGAGTTAAGTATACAATAGGGAGTAGAATTAACAGGAAAGGATTCAATATGGCCGATGATGGGATAACTATTAATGCAATGGAAACAGCCACCACGGCTGCTCGCAAATTAGCGGAGAACGAGGCCAAGTCGCACATCAATACAATATGGCAAAGGCTAGAAAACGCCGCTGAATGGCCAATCAAGAAAATTGAAGCTTTGATTGCCGACCTGAAAAAGCATGTTTAGACGGTCTATTGATATCAATCTTAATATAAACCTCGACTTGAAAGGGATTACCATGACCCAACTCACTGATGCAATGACAGCCGCTATCGCAACCCTGCAATCCCAACACGGCCTATCTACTGACCAGGTTAACGCCATCGTTGCTCAGGCGATTGCTCCGTTGCAATCCGCGATTTCTTCTATCCAGACCAGCCAAGCCACCGACGAGCAGAAACTGGCGGATGTGACCGCCGCATTGACGGAATTCACCACGGCGTTCGCACCGGCTCCGACCCCGGCTCCCGCTCCGACGTCTTCGTCCTCAAGCGGTTCCGGCTCCATAATCGCTTAATGCGACTCCATGGCAGCATACTCGGCGCACTCGAACACGGCTCTACCTGGGCCGCTTTGAGTGCGCTTTTTGCCGCCTCTTCCAGTGAAATGTGGTCGCCTTATCAACATTTCTGCGTTACCGCAGGGATAATTTGCGGGGCCATCGGCATACTTTTGCGTTCTCCCGACAAGGACCGTGACGATTTGAAAGAAGAGCAATGCGATGAATAAATATTGGCTATTGGCTTTCGTTGCCTGGTCTGTCGGAATGTTCATCGGAGGGTTCAAAGCTGAAAGCTGGCGGGCTGGACAAGCCGCCGCTCAAATTGTCGAGGAACAGCAGAAAGTCACTATAGCCGCAGAGCAAGGCGTGATCGTCAAGCAGCAGAAGGCCGAGTCCATAACCAATAACGTCGAGGCTCAATATGAAAAGCAAATATTTGGTATTGATAGCAAGTATGACTTTAACGGCCTGCGCAAGCCCGACGATACAACCGGCCATCGTCTGCCAACCGTTTCCAGAACTACCGTCATCTCTAACCCCGATCCGAAATCCAGTAAAACCTACCAATTGACCTATAGGCAATGCGATATCGAGGAACAAAAGCTCATCTCACTATGGGCATGGCTATACCGGCAACGCCAATGATAGGGCCAATCCAATATTGGGGGTGCCTCACAATATTTCTGCTATTTCTCGCGTCATTATCAGGCTGCGTTATCTGCCCCGACCACATTTGCCCCACATTTCCGAACGCCGCACCACGGCAATGAAAGGATTCCTATGAAGCTCAAAGCCCTGATCGCAGCTCTAGCCTTATTCGCAAGCCAGGCTGAAGCCCAAACGATTCCATTCTTCTCCAAGACAGGCGCAATAGACACATCGAAATGGTATATCTCGAACGGCTGGTCTGATGGCGACTGGATGGCTTGCCAGTGGCAGACCAGCGCGATTATTCCGCAGTTCCTTCCTAATGGCATCGGGCACCTTAATTTCACCATCGGGAGCAAGGTAGGACTGCCAAAGGGTAAATACGCTTGCGGGGAGTTGCAGTCCTATACCCAGCAGGCCTACGGCATGTATCAAGTCAATTTGAAAACCGCCGCAGGCCCAGGACTCAACACTGCATTTTTCACCTACACCGCAAACCCGCATGACGAGATCGACCTTGAATTCCTGGGCCGAAGCCCGCGCTATGTGTCGCTCACCTATTGGGTGAATGGCATCAGCTCAGGCAGCTACATCGCTGATCTGGGTTTCGATTCATCCGCCGACTTCCACACCTACGCCTTCAACTGGCAGCCGGGCAGCATCACATGGTACGCGGACGGAAAAGTTCTGTTCCAGACGAAGCCGGGTAAGGTATTGCCAGCTCACGCGAGCAAGATGTATCTCGAATTGTGGGCTGGTGCTGCCGCTGAGAATGCTTGGCTTGGGGCGTTCAAGTACACCGCGCCGGTAACCGCTGAATATTCATCGGTCAGCTTTACGACGATTTTGACCTCACGTTAGTTTAATTTGAAACCCTCTCCCGTATCGTCAATGAGCTTGAGCGTCCGAGCGTCACTTTCCAGGGTGCGCTTCGCTCCCGTGTTGCACACCCGCTTCGCGGCCTTCCCACCGACTGACGCGGGAACCTAACGTTCCCCTTTGTCTAGGGCTTCGCAAGTCGCTATCCCATCTTCATCCGCTGCGCTCCTTGCAGACGGGCGAATCGACCCTAGACAAATTCCCCTTCGCTCTGAAGCCTGCCCGGCATGGCAGCGAATGACGGCGCTTGCCGCATCGCAGCCTTTTTCAATTTCAGACGGGGGATTTCCATGAATGCCAGCGAACTCTACACCAGCGTCACCAACCAAATCATCGCCGCCCTTGAGTCGGGCAGCCTTCCCCCATGGCGCAAACCGTGGGCAGCGGGCAACGGCGCTTTCCTGCCGCTCCGCCACGCCGGACAGCCCTATCGAGGAATCAACACGCTCATTCTCTGGATTCAATCCGACGAGATGGGGTACGTTTCACCCTATTGGATGACGTTCAAGCAAGCTTTGGAGTTTGGAGGGAGCGTCAGGAAGGGAGAGAAATCGACGGCGATCCTCTGGTGCGAGCCACGGACCAAGAAGGACACGGCGGAAGACGGCACTGAAAAGGAGGATCGTTACTGGATCAGCAAGGTTTATCGCGTGTTCAACGCGGATCAGTGCGACGGGCTTCCCGAGAAATATTCGAGCAAGCCGGTTCACCAGCTCGACCAATCCCAGCGCATCGAGCACGCCGACACGTTCATCAAGAACACCTGCGCAACGATCCGCCACGGCAGCGGAGGGGCTTTCTATCGCCCTTCGGAGGATTTCATCAACCTTCCCGACTTTGAATCGTTCACCAGCCCTGAAGGATATTACAGCACCGCGATTCACGAGTTTGGGCACTGGACGGGACACGGGAGCCGACTTTCACGCGATCTCAAGCCCTCATCTGACCGCCAGAGCTATGCCCGTGAGGAGATCATCGCCGAACTGGCGAGCGTCTACACCTGCGCAACACTTGGCATCGCCCCGCCGGACATGAACGAGCACGCTGCCTACCTCCAATTCTGGATCGCGGCCATGAAAGAAGATCCGCGTTATCTCTTCACGGCGGCTTCAAAGGCCCAAGCGACAGCCGATTACCTCAATGGCCAGCAGCCGAAGACGGATTAAATGGGCTGATTCGCCGCCCTAGCGGGCGGCATTTTCCATCCATGTTCAAAATCAAAGCGCACCTATTGCATTGAGCATCGACCGACATACAATTTAGTGGACGCCTATACACAGGAGGCTGACCCATGAAAGCCCGAGTTGCGGACACCCTGAAGAATTTCGGTTATAGCGGCCCGGTCGAAGAATTCCGAGCGGCCCTGACCGCTATCAAAGCCGATCATTTCGCGGGCTGGTCCATCGACGAACTTTGCTTCACACGCGATGAGGCGGCGGAATTCTGCCAGCTCGTGAAAAAGCGGCTCGGAACCCCGAGACTGACCAGGCCGTTCATCCTGAGGTCGCTGGTGGGCATCAGGAAGCATAAGCAGCGGTCGAAAAGCTGAACGGCCAATGCGACTGGTCAACCGTCCACAAGTGGGCTAAAATCCATCATGCGAGTCATCGTGACCGGAGATCGGAACTGGTACGCGCCCGACCTGGCTGAGGAGGTCTTGAACAGGCTCATCCTACGCCACGGGCCGAGCTTCGTCATCGTGCATGGAGGAGCCAGCGGAATCGACCGTTCTTTCGCCGAAGCGTGCGGGGAAATCGGCATCGATCAGGAGGCGCATCCGGCACGATGGGACGAGCTGGACGCGCCGCACGTTCAAATCCGCTACGACAAGCGGAACCGACCGTACAACGCCAACGCGGGGCCGGTTAGGAACGCCGAAATCGTCGCGGCAGGCGCTCGGCTATGCCTCGCATTCCACCGGGCAATTTCAGCCAGCAGGGGAACGAAAGACTGCGCCAGGCGAGCCATCGAGGCTGGAATTCCCACCTATCTGATTGATTCGGAAAGGGCAGAACCCAAGCGGCTCCGATCTGAAGACGCGAGGCTGGAATAAATGGAGAATAGGGGATTTGGGTATTTTTCTGGTCGTTCCGTCTTGGTATGCTCTCGCTACAAGTCAGTGATGGCAAAGGGGAAAGTGATCTTCGCCATCACTCGAAAATAAGCTATAATGGGGTAACGAGTTACGCCATTATAGCTCGCTTCCGAAAGGCGGCAGAAGTTCCATGGGGCCGGGTGCTGATCGCTGGAACGTCGGTGAAGCTTCAGACTGGGCGCGCGTGCTCGGGCTTGTGCCCGTTCCGCTGTTCGGAAAGGCCTCGTCTGTCTATCACCAAAGTGGAAACGTCCTGCTCGACGGGCAGAGATCGAGTTTCACCTTCCTCGTCACCGATGACCCTACCGAACTTCTAGGTAATCGCCCCCTTGAATGGTCGTGGTCTTCCTTCCTGAATCACACCATCATCGCTGACGTGAAGAAGGAAGTGGTGCTCCTTCGCCGCTGGGATTCACCGGAGACGATTCGCAGGTTCCAGCTCCCCACGTCGCCCCGTGGCGTATCGCAGCTCTTCAACATCGTCAAGAATAGCAAACCTGTAGCTCATACAGATGTTATCCTACATCTCCTGCGTGCTTTCAGGGCTATCAGAGCGGCCATCAGGGGAGCGGACAACGGCCACGAATCCCTCCGAGTATTCAATGCCCTACTCCTTGCCGCAAAGGCGGTAGCTGACGGCGCGATTGAGCGTGCGGAAGTCGCCAAGCGGAACGACATCGGCGACATAATCTCAATGCTGGAAAAGCTCACAGGTGGGTATCCCGATCTGCTCAGATCGAGCGGGGCGCTCGAAATTGCAAATACCAGCCGGGCAATCCTTTCCGAGATTTTGCTTTCCCGTTTTATCGACGTCGAAACGCAGTTCAGATACGCTCTTGAACCCAATCTGCTGATGCGGCATGCCTCGGGCCAGCTCTATCAGGAAGCACATCTTGCTCTGGAACGCCAGCCTGCCCAGCAGTCACTTTTCGCGGGCATTGACGAGGCCGATGCTCAGGCGTCCCCGCCAGCACGTTCGGATGTGCGATTCACGCCGGTTGCGCTGGCCCGTACCCTCGTCCAGCAGGCTTTGGACGCACTCGGAAATCTTTCCTCATTCCCTTCGCTGGACATCCTAGACCCTGCCTGCGGCTCGGCGGTTTTTCTGATTCAGGCCATCCTGGAGTTGGTAAATCGTGGCTATCGCGGCGACGTCCGGATTCGCGGCTTCGACCTGTCCCAAATCTCTTGCACGATGGCGCGATTCTGCCTTGAGCATGCCTCTCAGGATGCGAGAGCTTCCGGCGTCAAAGTCACTTACCGGATCGACCCTGAGGATGCTCTTTCCTGCGAGTGGGGCACTCCAGATGTAGTGCTCATGAACCCGCCATTCATCCACGTAGATCGGATGAATAAGGATGAATTAGAGGTAGTCAAGAATGTGCTGGGGCACCTCGACAAGGGGCGCAGTGACAAGGCGATGGCTTTTGCATGGAAGGCATTTCAGAGCATTAAGGAGGGAGGCGTGGTTTCCACCGTTCTCCCGGCCCCACTGCTAGAAACTTCTGCCGGAGATCGCTGGCGCAAGCATCTTGCAGTCGAATCCAGGCTTTCGCTGCTCGGGTGTTTCCGTGGTTACGGGTATTTCAAGGGCACGAAGGTTGAGCCGGCCTTCATCGTGATGAAAAAGCCCTCGGCAGGTATTCCGGACCCCGCAAAAGTAGCCATTGTAATCGCCACCGATGGCGCGGAAGACTCTGCGTTGCGGGCTTTGCGGCAGGACCGGGAATATATCGACCGGCAGGACAAGAGCTTTGAGGTGTACGATTCCTCACCAGAATTCATAATGCAGCAGCCTAGCTGGACGCCAAGGTCAGAGGGGTATCGCAGGGCCGTTGAATGGCTGGACAGCCTGCGAATGCCAACCGTAGGCATTCTTTTCAACGTACAGCAAGGTGCACTTACCGGACTCAATGAAGCTTTCATCATCACGGCTGAAACCTATTCAAAATACAAACCGAACGAAAAGACCTTCTTCAGGCCCATAGCAGCATCATCGACGATACGGAATGGTCGTATCACACCAAAGAATTATGTCTTCTTTCCCTATGATGCATCAGGGCTGAAATTGACGGCCGAGGATCAGGTCAAATCGGCCGTACCGAATTATTATCGTGAAATCCTTCAACCGTTTAAATCAGCCCTATTGGCACGCTCTCGCGTTGATGAGTCTACATGGTGGCGGCTTACGCATGAACGCGAATGGCAGCGTGAACCAGGGCCGAAGCTGGTATCTGCCTATTTCGGGCAGAGGGGCAGCTTTGCTTATGACGATTCGGGGCAATACGTCGTCACCCAAGGCTATGCTTGGCATTGGCTGAAGGAGCCTCCCGAGTCAATCGAGATAGAAGACCCTGGCGAATTCGATGAGGATGTTGCCCCTCCTGTCACTTTCTACAATAGCCCGCTGCCGTGGGCTTACCTGGCTCTGCTGAACAGCGAAGTGTTTGGGCGATTTCTATCCTTCATCTGTCCTGTCATGCAAGGTGGTCAGCTCAACCTCTCTTCTCGCTATGTTAGCAAAGTTCATATTCCTGATCTTTCCACGGAGTCACCGTCCACGAAAGATATGGTCAAGAAGCTTTCGCGCATTGGGCGAGCGATTTATTCCGGCGAAAATTACGACTTGGTGCAATTGAATCACCTGGCCGCACGAGCCTATCAGATGCCGCTGGAGGATATCCTCTCCCGCGACATCTAAGCGAGTAAGACTATGCACGGGGTAAATAAGTCCCATATAGATTCGCTGCACGCGAACATCATCACAGTTGCCAGGGCGGCAGCGGAAACGCCATTGCGGATGAGGTCGCCGAACTACCCGAAAGGCTGGAGCACGGCGGTTTCAGGCAGCGAGATTAAATTTGAACTTGATGTTGTCAAGTCAGACGAAGATGATCCAGATCCCGAGAGCGCTTCATTCGACAGGATTGAACGCGATCTCGGCGGAAGGGTGTTCGTATTCCGCCTCCTGAAGAGGCCATCGGAAGAGCCGACATTGTGGGCTGGCTGGTATGAGCAATGGCTCGCCATTGGCGACGAAAAATTCAATCTGATAGGTCTTTCGTGGACATTCTATTGGGGAACCTTATATAGGCCTAGGAACGCCATTCTCAGGGCCGAATGGGATTCACTCCACTATCGAAGCTCGCGTGCAGGGCAACCCCATTGGCATATCGACCCCGATCTTCTTGTGGAATCCTATCATCGTGTATCGGTGGAGGCCGCTCCCTTAGAACAAGGGGGTGATCTGATCGAATTGCCAGCCGAGGAAGTCGGGTTGGTTGAAATAATCGAACCGACGGGAGTTCAAGAGCTTTCTATGAAAGGAATGCATCTTGCCATGGGTGGATGGAACCAGGGCGCAGCCCATCCTAATTGCTGGAGATGCGCATTGCCATCAACTTGGCATGAGATAACAAAATGGGCGGATCGAACTCTTGCGTATGCCAAAGAGCAATTTGTGGATGAGTTCCGCTCCAAAAGGCCATTCTAATCTGGCTCGGCTTGCTCGCCTCGGAATTCCGACGTCATAGACCATAATATTTGACATGCTATTGCGCATTCATGGTCCAGACCTTACAATGCTAAGGGACAGTTACCTTCCCATAGCAGGAGCCATAGCATGGCCCGCGTTAGGACGGCTAGAAATCCCGAGCAGCCAACCGAGATTCCCCAGGATGATGCAGACCCCGATTTCTTGACCCCAGAGCAGAGCATTGCCAACGCAGCTCAGGAGGTCGATCAACCATCCAGCAAAGCTGAGATGGTTCGAATCGCGATGGCACAGGGGATCGACAATCCCACGGATGGCGTCGCCTTCCTCAAGTCACGGTTCGGCGTTGACCTGCCCAAGCCCATGTGGTCGAGTTACGTTGCCCAGCAACGGGCACGAGAGCGGAAGGCAGGTGGCGAAATCCAGCCACGTCAATCACGCACGCAATCAGGCGGTCAATCCGCCGTCATCCCGCCCGGTTTCGGGGAGGACATCAAGACGCTCAAAGGATTGATTGAGAAAGCTGGCGGGGCCGAAGAGTTGCAGGAGTTGGTTGGTAGCCTTGGTGGGCTGGTCAGCAAGTACGGCCAGTCGGGCTTGGCTGACTTGATCGAGGCATTCGGCTAGAATCCATCGGAACGGGCGGCATGGGGAGTTTCAGTGCAGTGCCCCAAAACGTCACCAGACCATCGAAAACGATGGGAACCCAGTGGGAACGCTGGAAATCGCAATTCGCCTCAGTTTTTGCCGTAAGTCGTTGATGAGTGAATGGTTAACCTGTGGTAGAGCGCTTTTTCGCGTCTGCTTTACACGCAGGATGTCGGGGGTTCGAGTCCCTCATCGCCCACTAAGCCCTAGCAACGACTTACGGCAAATCCTACAATGTCTCCTGAGGCGGTTGCACTGAAATGCTGCACCGAAACCCAGGGGGAAGACAGCCGTGGGACGCCCCAAGAAGCAAAGTCGCGAGCCATTCTGGCGGGAATTTTGCAGTTGCTGGTATGTTCATGATGGCGGAAAGCAGGTCAGGCTTTCCCCCGATAAGGACGAAGCTTGGCGGCTCTGGCACGAGCTGATGGCCAAGCCCCCGGAGGAGCGAGTCAAGGCCGTGCCCAGCGGCCCTAGTGCCCTCGTGGTCACCATCCTCGATTCCTTCCTCGAATGGACGCAGGCCAACCAAGCCCCGAAGACCTACCGCTGGCATCGCGATCACGTCCAGAATTTCGCCACCGCCATTCCGGCCACGCTCAGCATCGCCGAGCTGAAGCCGTTCCACGTCACCCGCGTCATGGATGCACGCACCACATGGTCGGCGAGCACCAAGAACGGATTCGCCCGCTCGATCCAGCGGGGGATGAATTGGGCCGTCGATCAGGGCCTCATCGACCGCACTCCCCTGCCCAAAGTTCAGAAGCCCTCCCCCGAGAGCCGCGAGTTGGTCATCACCCCCGCCGAGTTTGAAGACCTGCTAGGCCGATTCCCCGATCAGGATTTCCGCGACCTCCTGATTGCCGCGTGGGACACCGGCGCGAGGCCGAACGAGCTTTTCACCGTCGAGGCCCGGCACGTTGACGCCGCCAACAAGCGGTGGGTTTTCAAAATCAAAGAATCGAAGGGGAAGAAGCGGGCACGCAACGTCTACCTCTCCGACCGGGCAATGGAGATCACGACCAGGCTGATGGCAGCGAACCCGGAAGGCCCGCTTCTCCGGAATGCGGACGGTGAGGTGTGGACCAAGGACACGGTGAACCGGCGATTTCTGAGGAAGAAGAAGGCTCTCGGCAGGAAGCTTTGCCTCTACCACATCCGGCATTCCTTCTGTCAGCGGCTGCTGTTGGAAGGCAAGGACATCCTCACTGTGAGCCTGCTCATGGGGCACACGTCGCCCGCGATGGTAATGAAGCATTACCAGCACCTGCAGAAGAACGCTGCGTTCCTCAGCGGAGCGTTAAACGGCTGATCGACCGGAACCCACCGAAACACATAGCCCCGCCGCGTTAATACGCTGGCGGGGCTTTATTGTTTCCATACATGCAAAACAATCTGTTGACATAGCGAATTTACTGCGCTATCAATAATCTCACTAACAGCGAATGGGATTTGAATGAAACATTTCGGCAGCAATCTAAAAGCATATCGCAAATTGCGCAATCTGACTCAGAATGAGTTGGCTACTATGATCGATAGCAGCAGCTCCCATCTGTGCGAGATTGAGAGTGGTAAACGAAGTGTATCGCTCGAAAAGGCGTTAGCAATAGCAGCCGCTTTGGGGTGTGAGATTGGTAATCTGGCTGGCGGAAAGGTGAAGCTGTCTATAACGCCAATGCGGAAACCGACAATGGTGAAAGAATAGGGATAACAGGAAAGTATTGTAAATGGCACTGATGAGCAAAGAACGAGTACAGGAATATCACGAAGCCGAAGGTCAAGGACTGGATTCATTCCCGCTGGTGGAGGCCGCATTGCTGGCGCACGAATTGATGAGGGCTTTGGAAACTACAATGGCAGTCGCCGAGGCTTACGCGACATTCTGCAATGTGAAAGGCTTCAGAGCGAGTGACATTTACGACACGACGAAGCTGAAGGGATGGCTCGCAATTGCCCGCGAGGCCCATGACAAGGCATCGGCGGCATAGGGATAACGGTATGGTTGGTCAAGGTTAATAGAATGGAAGTTGTGCCTATCACTCTACAGGAGGCGAATGAGTTTGTGCAGCGGCTGCATCGGCATCACCCGCCTGTGCGCGGCCACAAGTTTAGTTTGGGAGCTGAAAGGCTGGGGGAACTGGTCGGCGTGGCGATAATCGGCAGGCCGGTTTCCCGGATGCTACAAGACGGAAGAACGCTGGAGGTCACCCGTCTTTGCACAGATGGTACTCGCAACGCCTGTTCGTTCCTCTACGGCGCAGCTGCTCGGGCGGCGTTCGCCCTTGGCTACAACCGAATAGGGACGTACACCCTTCCGGATGAAGGAGGTGCGAGTTTAAGAGCCTCTGGATGGCGACTAATAGGCAAACGTGGGGGTGGCAGTTGGGATGTTCCTTCTCGCCCGCGAGTGGACAAACATCCGACGCAGCCAAAACTGCGATGGGAACTAACGGCAACGATTTAACGGTACAGAACACTTAAGAACTAAAGGAAAAAGACAATGGCTCATAAAACATCAATCGCAATAGTCTGCCACGAAGCTAACCGCGCTTATTGCACTACCATAGGCGATCACAGCCAAAACTCATGGGCGGAGGCTCCGGATTGGCAGAAGAACAGTGCCATGGCTGGCGTCGAGTTCTGCCTTGAGAACCCTGATGCACCGCCGAGTGCCAACCATGATTCGTGGCTCAAGGTCAAAGAGGCGGAAGGTTGGATATACGGACCAGTAAAAGACGCCGAGGAGAAAACGCATCCTTGCTTTGTGCCGTTCAATGAATTGCCGGTAGAGCAGCAGAAGAAAGATAAGTTGTTCAAGGCAATCGTCGCCGCGTTGAAGTAGCTTGTAGTAAATGTAGGGATAACGGTTTATGGCGAAGAAGAAAATGAATTGCGTTGATCGCTTTTACAATGAGGTCATTTCATATGGCGGGATTCCCATTCGGCGTTGCGATGTTTATGAGCTTGCCCGGAAGGCCCAACCAAGCTGGAAGCCTGGTAGTGGTCGATTCGGGCCTGACTACCAAGCTTTCACACCAGAGGCTATTGACGCTGAACCGTGGACGATTGAGGAGTTTGAGGCTTACGAAGCTAGCTGGGAGGCCGGGAATCCGCAGCTACCCGCACGTTTTCTGGAAGAAGACCAACCATCGAGGGAATCAGATGACAAGAATTGAACTGCTTGGGCTCAAGAAAGCCGCAATTGTCCTTAAGGCATTGGCCGATGGATTCGAGGGAAGCAATAAAACTGAAACCATGATGCTGGTGCAAATGGTGGTTCAGGCCGCTAACGAGCTAGAGGCTATTAACGCGAGTGATAGGGATTAATACAAATGCAAAATGAACTGCTTTCTGGAGTCTACGCGGCAATTGATGCTCTGCTGAAAGCTTCTTGCGTGTACGAGGAAACGGACACCCCAGAGCTTTCAGCGGCAATCAATCGGGCCATACGAGCAAAAGGGACAGTCCGCGCGTTAATGGAACAAAACGCTGCAAAGGGATAATTGGAGTATGACAGGGAGCCGAAACAAGAATGCGAGGGAAAAGCTCTGGAGGAAAGGACACTGCTTCTGTGCCTACTGCGGAATCGCGTTGTCTATGAAGCACGGACAGCGGAATACGCTCACGGTCGATCATATTCGGCCACGAGCAGACGGCGGCCAGACTCAAGATCATAACATCACTTCCGCTTGCTGGTACTGCAATAACGGAAAGGCGGATGGCCACGCTCCTATCAAATTCTCAACAAAAAGCGGAAATGCGATATGACCAACGATCTGATAGATGAGAAGCCGCTGTTTGTTCCGCTGAATGCGGAGTTTTGGTACGCCTTCCGCAACGGCGATAAGACCGACGAGCTACGGCTATTTGGCCCTCGCTGGAACGAGGAGACATGCCGGGTGGGTCGCAAGGCCCTCCTGTCGAAAGGCTATGGCAAAGCGCACCGCATATTGGCGGTTGTTGCTGAATTCCATAAGCGTGACGCTCGCAGCTTTGGCAGCACAACGCAGGCCAACATCCTGCGGTTGTTCGGCACACTGGACAAGCCAATCGCCCAGATCAAGTTCACCGACTTCGACAGGAGCAAGTATCCACTATGACGGACACGAACATGATCGGTCACAACAACCCGCCCGTTGGCGAGGAGAGTGGATGGCATAAGGCATACTTTTACATGCCAATGAAAGAAGCTGAAATGGTTATCTCGATGCTCGAAGCATTCAAGAGGGAAGTGCCAAAAAGTCAGACCGATGTTCGCTATATTGTGCAGGGACGAATCGATTTTCTGAGAAGGAAAATGCAATGACTTTACCAGATACGAGCTACGGCACACAGAAACCTGTTAAAAAATACGAAGTGGTAATCAAATACACTTTGCAGGCCGAATCTGGCTACGATGTGCTGGCTGAATCCGAAGAAAGCGCCATGAACATTGCTCGCTACCGATTGGCACAGGATCGTAAGGATTACCCGGAAATGCGTGACATCACGACAGAGATAAGGAAGGCAAGATGACTGATTCGCTGAATGGTTACTCTCTTAGTGCTTTCTTGAGGAATTCTCCATTCTTATCAAGATGCTGGTAGACCTTGGCCAACATTGATCCATCAGCGTGGCCGAGTAATGTTGCGACGGTTAAACAATCATGCCCCTGAACCAACTTCCTTGTCGCAAAACCATGTCTCGCCGCATAGCAAAACATCTTCTTGCCGGTCTTTTGGGAAATCCTGTGGAATCGGTTGACACTTCGCATATTAATATGCATACTCATACCGACACCACATGGAGGTATTAGGTATGGTTGAGATATGGAAGCCCATTCAAGGGTATGAAAGTTAAGCGGTATCGAGTGAAGGGCGAATAAAAAGCAGTAGGAAATGGGGATACAGAGGTGGCCCTAGTGATAACGAGAGGATTCTAAAAGGATCGATAACGCATTATGGCTATAGAGCGGTCAGGCTATACGACGTTGCGGGCAACAAAGACAAACTGATTCATCGGCTTGTTGCCGAGGCGTTTATAGGGCCATGCCCACCCGGCAAGGAAGTAAATCATAAAGATGGCGTCAAGACAAATAATTTTATTGACAATCTAGCTTATGTTACCGATAGCGAGCAACGCCAACACGCTTACGATACAGGGCTACAAAAGAAAGGGGCTGACCACTGGAATTCAAAATTGAACCCAGAGAAAGCCCAACTAATTCGAGATTTGCGTGGGAAGATGAAGGGCAAGGAAATCGCCAAAATGCTTAATGTGTCTCCGCAGATTGTGTGTCAGGTGCAAAAAGGAACGCGGTGGGCCTTATTATAGGCGTATGTGTTTCAGTTTTGGTCTGGTTGCGGCAATAGCGGCTGGTAGAGGAATGGATTCAACGCCTTGCAGGAATTCAAGGATGTGCTCCTCAGAAATTCTGA